CCCGCGAGCGGCGCCCGGTCGCAGCGTCGTAGATCCCGGAGCGGAACGTCGAGCCGCCCGCCAGGAAGCCGACTCGGAGGCCACCGAGGCAGAAGACCGTCGCGTCTTCCTGAATGAAGTAGGTCGGCGTCACGCCGTCGCCGATCTCGACGTAGGCCGCGAGCGAGTAGAGCGGCGAGACGATCGCCCGGCTCCACTCGTCGGGGATGATCTTGCGGACGTGAGCCGCTGAGGCCGCCAGAATGGCGTCGTAGACGTGGTGCCACGTCCCGGGGTCGCCGGCGTCGCCACCCGTCAGCACGGCCCGCACGATCCCCGCCTCCCAGAACGCCCGCTTGGCGGTGAACGAAGCGGCCGAGTCGGTGAACGTGAGCCCCGCCCCTTGCGAGAAGGTGAACGTCGCCGTGCCCGGACTGTTCGCGATCGTCTCCTTGTAGGTGGCGTTCGGGACGGCCGAGCGGCGGACGTAGACTCGGTAGGCGGCGGCCCCCGCGACGGCGTTCCAGGACAGCGCCACGCGGCGGTTGGTCGCGTCGGCGACGAACGGGCCGATCTCCGCGCACGCGGGCGAGTGGCGGCGCGCGTTATTGACGAGGGTCGCATCGATCGCCACCAGCCGGTACCAGCGCGACTCCCCGATCGGGATCGACCCGGTCGCCTGGAGCACCCCCGCGAAGCCGGTCGGGGTCGCGAGCGTGGTGACGGCGACGGAGGGGGCGGCCATCTACCAGTTCCCCAGCCCGAAGCCGATGCCGCCGAACTCCGGCATCTCCGGGAAGACCTCGGCGGTCGTCAGCCCCAGCAGGAAGCGCCCGCCGACGTGCGTCTTGCCGGCGAGCGGGTCCGGGCCGTCCATGCGGGAGAGGAAGACCTGGCGCTCCGTGACCCCGCCGTCCATCGAGAGATAAACCGCCCAGTCGGGCGACATGCAGCGGTTGACGATCTTCGTCCAGTTGGCGGCGTCGGCCATCGTCAGGATGTCGAGGGTGAGGATGATCTCGGCGCGGAACCCGAACGGCGCCGGCACGATGCGGCGGTTGATGGTCTCGCGCCGCTCCTGGATCGCCGAGTACTTGGCGTCCGTCTTCATCGGCCCGTGCAGGTCGGTCAGCACCGTCCGCAGGTCGATCGTCTCTTCCACGCCGTTGTCGGGGACGCAGCGAATGACCGGATGCCAGGCATAGCCGGTGGCCGGGTCGGAATAGAGGACTTCCAGCGTGAGCGTGTCGACGAACAGTCGCTCACTCGCACCCTGCGGCGTTGCCGTGTCTCGCGAGAACACCACACCGAACGACGGATCGAAGATCGCCTCGGGCGTCCACGGGAACCCCCACAGCGGGTCGCCGTTGTTGGCTGTGCCGTCGGTGGTTCGCACGTCGACGGTGTCCGTCGTGAGGTTCATCGTCCAGGCAGCACGAGTGCCGACGCGTGCGCCCGCATATCGAGCCGCGCCTGCGTCTGACACGCCACCACCGAGGCACAGCATCGCGCGTATCCCGCGCTCTGGCGCGCCTGCCGCTTCTCCGTGCCCTTCTGTGCGCAGAGTGATTCCGACGATCTTCGCGTTGCGCGGGATGTGCGCTTCGGTGAAGCCGAACTGTGCCGCGACCAGCATTTGAAGATTGTCGGTCATGCCGATGAGAGACGTTACGCCGCCATCATCCGACACCGTGAGGTCGGCGCTGCCGTAGTTCGGCCAGCCGTTGCCGTTGGTAGCAAACCAGTCCCCCGGCACGCGCGCGACCGTCGTCTTCGTCCCGGGCATCGTCAGATCTCCAGCAACGTGAGGTCCTGCTCGCAGCTCTGCAGGTCCGTGTCGGCGCTCAAAACCAGGTAGGTGAGCCCGGCCAGCTTCACCAGGTCGAGGGGGGCGTAGAGCACGTCGCCAGCCGGGAGGGTGACTTCCTCCTGCGACTGCAGGCCGGAGAGGAACTCGGCCCACTGCGCGGCAACGGCCGACGCCAACGCCAGCGAGGTGACGAGCTGGGAATCGATCGTCTCGCGCCTGGCGGACGCGCCGGTGTCGCCTGCGATGGCCGAGATCGAATCGCCCGCCTCTGTCGTGCCGGTCACCTCGACCGACTCGCGATAGAACTCCGAGAGCTGGAGCGACTCCTGCTCGAGGGGTTCCGGCAGGTCGCGCGCGCTCGAGAGATCGGCAGCCCGCCCCATGTTGTCCTCGTCGCCGAAGTAAAACCACCGCGACTCGACCCGGATGTCCCCGTAGGCGGTCGCCTTGACCGTGCTGTTCGCGATCAGGCACAGCTCCCGCAGTGCCCCGGCGACGCTCAGGCCGTCGAAGTCAGCGTAGGGGATGGCGTTCAGGCGGTAGCCGACGGTCAGATAGTGGTACGTGGTGGCGGTCACGGGGCCGGAGCAGAGAATGTACGTCTCCTCCCCGTCGGGCCAGCGATAGACCGTCGCGACGCCGTCGTACCACGTCGCCTCTTCTGCCGTCGCATATGAAAAGTGCGAGAGCACCTCGCCGCCGTCCACGGACCACACGGCGATGCGAGCCTCGTACGCATCGTTGCCGCGGTACGACGCCACGAGACGCCGGCCGATGCGCCTCATGCTCCAGAGGTTCACGGCGATCTTGGCGACGCTAGGATCGGCGGATGAGTTGGGCGGCCTGTCCCAAGTCTGATCGGAGATCGTGTGCGTGGTCGTGTTGATCCGGCGAATCTTGGACGTGAGGTCGAGAAGCTGCATCAGCAGCCCGACGCCGCGCACGAACCGCAGGTTGCTCTGATTCGTGCCCGCGATCAGCGTGACCGGCCCCGCGCTCGTGGGGCGATAGTAGATCCCGAAGACCACGCCCTCTCGGCGCGAGAACGATAGGTACAGCTCGTCCGTGTCCGGGCAGTGCTCGAGGCGCGGATTGAGGTAGCCCTGCTGTGCGGGGTTGCCGTTCACGAAGGAGTCGACGGTTTCGTTGAGCACGCTGTTCTTGAAGAGCTTCAGTTCGCTCGTCGCCGCGGCGGTCGCTTCGAGGTGCCAGTAATCGCCGTTGACGTAATCCCACGCGATCGGCTTGGCCTGGTAGTTGTTGTCTCTGCCGAGCGCCGCGGGCGCGGTGATGACGGTCGCGGGCTCCGTGTCGAGGTAGGGAGTCCAGTCGCCCTGGATCGTGGTCGCGGCGGTCCCTGGCGTGAAGCCTGACGCCGGGTCCGTGGCGACTTGCCGCCCCGTGTCGCTGCCGACCGAGTAGGCGGCGCTGATCTTTCCGGCCTCGATCGTCACGCTGTCGGGACGGTCGCCGCTCTCGCGCGGCAGCCCGGCGGGATTCAAGTCGGTCGGGATCGCCGTGTTCACCCGGGGGAAGCCGACCACGTCGTAGTCGATCCCCGCCGCGGTCATCAGCTCGTCGAGGAGAAACACCGGGGACCGGAACCGGTAGAAGCGCGTTTCGAGGGCGAGGAGGGAGCCGGCGGCGAAGGCGTTCCCCCACGTGTCGACGGTCTTCAGGACGGTGGCGCTCGTGATCGACTTGATCGCGCCGGTCTCCGACTGAGTCCCGTCGTCAAGGGTGATCTCGTCTCCGGGCAGGAGGTCCGTCGTGCTCGTGACCGTGACCGTTGCCGAGCCACCGGTCACGCTCCCGGTGCGGCCGGTCACGGACCGCGCGACCGTCTCGGCCGAGACCCGCTCCAGGAGCTTCGACGTCGCGAAGACGTGCAGCTCGGCCGTCTGCTCCTTTCGCTGGTAGGTCAGCGAGTCCGGCAGGTCCAGGACGCCGGTGAAGATCCGCTCCCACCTGGTGCGGCGGCCGAGCGTCTCGCGCTCCATGACGACCGTCCAGAGGTCGTCAGGCGTTGCCCCACGTAGCAGCGACTCGATCAGCCCGTCCGAATCGTCGAGGTCCAGGTCCAGGTCGTCGTGCACCAGCTCAGCCAGGTCGATCCCGACGCTCTGCGACAGCGACCCCAGGCGTTGCTCGGTCCGGTCCGTGATGTCGAGGGTGGCCCCGTCCGGCGCGATCAGCGTCACCCGGACCCGGAGGAAGGCCCGGGACGGATCGGGGCCGTAAGCGAGCGCCCCGGTGCGGCGCGCGCGGGTGACGGGGATCGCGATCTCAGTGGAGGTGGACATTCGCCGGCCTGGGGATGAGGAGGTCGAGGGCGGTGAGCGTCCCGGCGGTGACGAGCGCCAGCTCGCTGAGCGTCAGCTCGCGGTCCTGGATCTCCCCGACGCGCCAGCGCCGGATCTCCCGGGCGATGGGTCGCATGGCATCGCGGAACATCTTCGGCGTGTCGGTGTTCACAGGTCCGCTCCCGCCTCGTGCATCGTCTGGATGATCCGCGCGTGCACGATCTTGGCCTGCCGCTCCTCCGCCGTGATCGACGTCTCCGCCGGCGCGGGGATGGCCACGAGCGGCGGAATGCCGAGCAAATCGAGCAGCCGCGCCGTGCGCATCGTGACCGCCTGCAGGTCCACGTCGCCGATCTCACCCGCGCGCCGGCGCGCGATGGCGCGCTCGAGCGGTCGACAGACGATCTGCCGCTTCTGTTCGATGGTGAGGGTCATCGGACCCGCCTCCCCTCGTCGCGCTCGCGGGCGCGGTCGAGGATCCGCGCGATGCGGCGCGCTTCCGCGCGGCCGCCCAGGACGTGGCCGAAGTTCAGCGTCTGGTGGTAGGTGTTGCTCGTCTGGCTGCCGCCCGACAGGACGCTCGGATCGGAACGCTGAGCCAAGGCGGCGAATCCGTCCCGGAACCCGAGGTCGACGTTGCGGACCATATCCTCCGCCCAGCGCCGGCCACCCATGTAGGCGAGCCGATCGTGGGCCGGAACATCGAACCCCTTGTTCTTGGAGAAATCCGTCTTCCGGATCTGGTTGACGCGCGCCAGGCCGGTGGCAATGACGAAGGCCGCGGACGCGATTCCGATCGGCGACGGCGGGGGGTTCTCGGCGAGAGCCTTCGCGGCGCCGAGGAAGGTGAAGATCAACGCCTCCGCGATGGCAAGCGCCTTGTTGGCCCCGAATATCTCGCCCATCACCGCGAACGTCGCTTCGGCGTAGAGCTGCGCGATCTCGTACTTCAAGAGCTTCGCCTGCTTGTCGACGTCGACCTCAGCCTTCGCCGCCGCCTTGATGAGCCGCTCCTCCTGCTTCCGGTACTTCGCCCGGATCTTGGCCTTCGCCTCCTCGGTGAGGTTCGTCGCCTCCAGCTCGGCCGCCATCTCCAGCTCGAGCCGCAGAGCCTGAAGCTCTAGTCGGCGGGCGTCGTTCTCCTCGAGCGCGGCGATCTGCTCGTCGAGCAACCCGATCATCGCGTTGCGCTCGTTGACGCGCTGCTCCTCGGCGTCCTGGGCCGCCTGGTCAGCTTCTTCGAGCGCCATCGCCTGGAACTTTTCCGCCAGGTCCTGCTGGAACTGGGCGGTATCGAGGAGCTGCTCCCGCTTCGCCTTGGCCTCGTCTGCCGCGGCCTTGGCGGCCTCCTCCGCTGCTTTCTTCGCCGCCTTCCGACGCTCATCCGCCTCGAGCTCGGCCTGCTTGCGGCGGGCGGCGTCGAGGGCATCGGCCTGCCCCTTCGCCATCGCCTCGCCGGACGCCTCCCCGGCCTTCGTCCAGATCGCCTCGAGCTCGTCGATCGTGCCGGCACCAATGGCGACGACCTCGCGCGCGCCGGCGAGCGCGGCCGTCTTCACCGCCTCGGCGTAGGCGCCGGGGCCGCTCTTGAGCAGCTTCTCCACGTCGAACACGGCAAGCAGCGTGTTCCCGACGGTGGCGAACGACTTCACGATCTGGATGGCGCCGGTCGAGAGCACCAGGAACATGCTCTTGGCAGAGCGCACCAGCGCGTCGAAAGCGGGTCCGACAGCGCCGGACAGGATCGCCGCTCCCGCCCCGAGGTCCTGCTTGAAGCTGTTCCAGGAGGCGCTCAGACGGTCGAGCTTGTCGGCGGTGTCCGTCTGCGTCTTCCCGAAGCCCGAGTAGTTGGCGTCGAGCTCCTGGATGAGCTCCGACGCGGTCTTGATCTCGCCGTTTGCCTTGCGCTGATTGAGGCCGAGCGCTAGCGCGGCTGGGCCTACTCGTCCCGCCAGGATGCCGGCGAGCGACGCGGAGACCGTCCCCATGTCGCCGAGGTTCGCCTCGACCAGGTCGGAGGCCAGCGCAACCGAGTACATGGCACCTTGGACCGAGCCGGTGATCCCGAGGAACTTCTGGAAGGTGGGGATCAGGTCCTGACGAGCCGTGCCGCTGGTGCGCTCGAGCGTCTCGAGGAAGGCCCGGACCTGCGGCAACGAGTCGCCTGCGTTCCCCCCGAGGGTGTCGATCTGCTTCCCGATGGCTGCGAGCGACCGCTCGTACCTCGCGAACTCGACGACCGACGTCTTGACCAGGTTCCCCAGCACCGCGGCGCCGAGGTACTGCTGCAGCGTCCGGCCGAGCTGCTTGCCGGCAGCCTCCGCTCCGAGCAGCTCGCCGGCGGCACGCTTGGCGGCCTTCTCGGTCTTCCCGAGCCCGGCCTCCGCCTGGGTGAAGCCCTGGCCCGAGAGCGTCGCCAGGATCTTCGCGTAGATAGTGAGTTCGTCGCCCATCAGTGCGTGACCTTGGAGACGCCGATCCCCGGCATCATCCCGAGCGCGGAGCGGCTCCAGTTCCCCTGCCGGCGCGCGGGCTCCGCGCCAGGCGTCGGACGGAGCGCGGCCAGCAGGTCAGGCAGGCAGCGGTTGACCGCCTCGATCGTCTCCGCCGGCCAGTCGTAGACCTCCCGGGGGGAGACGCCGAGCGTGCTGGTCATCACCAGCAGCCCGGCGAGCTGGTCATCGAAGGGATCCGGATCGGCTTCCATCGGCTCGGCCTCGGTCGCCTCCGCGGCGGCCGGGATCTTCACCATCCGCAGGATCGCGTCGAAATCGGTGAGCGAGAGCACGGCCCGGGCGAGCAGCTCCGCGAGCGCGGGATCCTTCGCCGTGGCCTCCCAGACGAACCCCGGGCCCTCCCCGGTCGTGACGCACTGCTCAAGCAGCTCGCCCGCCCGGAGATCTTCCTTCCCGTGCCACGGCCGGATGAAGAACGGCAGGCAGGCGTCGAGCAGCGCCGCCCGATCGAGTGAGGCGTCGACGTGCTGCGCGCACGCGGCCAGCTCCACGGCGTAGAGCTCCAGGAAGCGGAGCACCACGCCGAACGGTGGCCGACGGCAGAGATACCGCCGGCCACCATGCAGAACGAGCCGCTGTCGCGCGATGAAGTGTTCGAGACCCATGCCCCCCCCTGCGGTCTACGAGTCGACGATCTTCATGACCTTGTCGGCCGTCGCGACCGTGTCGTCGTAGAGGCAGTTGAAGGTCATCTCCAGGAGCTGCTCGCCGCCCTTGGCGAACGGGACCTCGGAGACGGACATCAGGACCGCCTTCCAGATCGTGATCGTGCGGATCAGCCCGGTCCCGAGCCCGGCCGTGACGAGCTGGATCTGGTGGTACTTCTTCCCGGTCGGACCGCCGACGCGGAGCGTCAGGTTGGGCGGCGTGCCGCTCTTGTTGGCGACCGGCTCGCCGGTGGCGATCAGGTAGTTGTCGATCGTCGCTTCCTCGACCGGGACCTTGACCTTGTAGGTCGTCAGCGACGGGACGCTCTCGACGGGTGTCGGCGCCTGCTCGGATACCGCATCGAAGTTCTCGCGCTCGACCGCCAGCGTCGTCGGGGCCTTCGTGTGCCCGACGTCGACGAGCGTGCCCGCACCCCCGGCCGTGACGTACGGACCCACCGACACGACTGCCCTGCCGCTGCAAATGTTCCCGCTGACCTGTGCCATCGCCTTGCTCCTGTTTCGTTAAGACCGCTCGTCGCCTGAATGAAAAAAGGGGACCCGTGCGAGAGATGCGGCCCCCGCACGGGTCCCCTGAATGGAAAAGGCCCGACACCACCGCTAGCGGTGCGGGCCTCATCCGTACGCCCAACTGATCAGGTCAGGCGCGTCTCGATTGTCGTCGTGCTGCCGGCGTTAGCCGGTCTTGCTTTCTGCGACCTCCTCGCCATCCAAGTGCGCCTGTTCACGCGTGAGGTAGCCCTCGAGATCCTTCACCTGGTCGGGCTCCACCTTGTCGCCTGGGTACGCCTGCACCACGGCGCCCGCGGGCGTCTCGTACCAGGTGCGACTCCCATCCGGCAGGCCCGGCCCGCCGAACACCAGCACCGCTTTCCGCTTCGCCATCTCAGCCCCCTCCTATGCCGTCGCCGCGGGGCCGAGGTCGGCGGCCGCGTACCAGCTCCAGATTTCGAGCACCAGCTCGGCCTCGCCGTACTCCTCACCAGGGACGATCGCGCCGAGCTCATCGCCACCGGTCACCCATTGCGTGTTCTGCGCCGTGCCGGCGAGCTTCGGGTCACGGAGCACTGCGAGCTGAATGTCTTCGGTCAGCTTCAGCAGCATGTCGTCAGGGTCCGTGTCGAACCCTCGCTTCTCCTCGGTGATGAAGCAGAAGATCGGCTGTCGCCAGTGACACTTCACGAGCCCGCTGTCAGTCGTGTCGAAGTTCGGGACCGCCGACACGCGGGGGGTGCAGATGTACGGCGTGGGGATGCCGTCGCCGTCCTCCGGTCTCGGTAGCCCCGTGTAGACGCGCTGGCCGAGGTCGTGGAAGTAGCCCCCAGGCCGCCCGTTGATCCCCTTCAGGATCGCGGAGAGCGCCTGCCTCGATCGCCACCTGCCGCGAAGCGCCATCCCTCAGCCCCCGAACGTCGATTCGAGATCGGCCGGCGTTGCCACCCGCCCGAGCCGTGTCGCCACCAGGATCGCCTTGCGCAGCCGCACGCCGAATGCGGGCTTCTGTTCCTTGAGCGTGTCGCGGAAGAAGTGGCGGGCCCGGATGTCCACGTTGCGGGGGTGTGCCTTGACCTCCGCGAGCGCGCCCTCGATCCGCTTCCGGCGCTTCAGCCGCTTGCCGCTGCGCAGCGACCGATAGCGGAACAGCCGCCGCTCGTGCGCCTGCACCTGGACCGTCCCCTGGAACCCCTGCTCGTGCGCCTTCACGTACTCGAGGTTCGACCCGAACGTCCCGGCCGCCCCGTCATCGGTCGGCCACCACGAGGGGGATGCCGAGATGGATCGGATCGCCGTCCCGGTGCGCCGATTCAGGTATTGCCCGAGCAGCTTCCGGGTGATGACCCACCGCGTCATCCGCAGCGTCGTCACCGAGACCGCCACCAGCAGCGACTTGCGGATGCGAGGCATCGCCTTCACGACGGCACGCCGGACCTGCGCGTCGTCGTACTCGAATGCCGGCGTCTTGAGGGTCGTCATCCCGGCCGCCCCCAGTCCTTGTAGCGCTCCACCACGTCAGCGACGACCGGCGCCAGGTCCCGCACGAAGTTGATGGACATCCCGGACCGCGACATCGATTCCCGCCCCTGCCGGCGCGATTCCCGGTACATCAGCCAGGTCAGTTCGACGCACGCCTGTTCGACGTCGATCGGGACCACGGCATAGCCGGGCTTGTAGGCCACCTCGAGGTTCTGGACGCCAGGCGCCCAGCCGGCGCTCGGGCCGTAGCCCACCGGCTCCACCGCGGTCTGCGTCGCACGCCGCACGAGCTTCCCGTCGTCGAGCACCTTCACCACGTCGGCCGTCGTCGTGTAGCCCGTCGCCAGCGTCAGCGCCAAACCATTCTCCTTCACGCTCGTCACCGAGACGACCGGCCTGAACGGCAGGTAGAGGACCTCGTCGTAGCGCCCGGCAATCTTCCCCCCCGAGCCGTCGAGGAAGATCGTCACGTCGGCGACCTGCGGCACGAACACCCGCGCGGTCTCCCCCTCCAGCCAGTCGGAGGCGGCCACTATCAGGCGGGCGAGGACGTCGTCCTCGGCTTCCGTCTGGCCGGCGGACCAGCTCCGCACCTGCTGGAGATCGACGATGGGCTCGGCGGGCATCAGCTCTCCCTAGACAACCAGCCTGTCGGCGCGCGCGTACTGCGGAGCGAACAGGATCGCCACGACGGCCTGCCCGCTCACATACACGGTGCAGTTAAGCCGCACGTGCGTCGCATCGCCGCCGAGCAGAACGACTCCGCCAGGGGAGACGATGTTGCCAATCAGGAGGCCGCGCGAATCCATCCAGTCCTGAAAAGTCAGGCCGCCGTCAACGCTGCCCTGGAGCCGCAGCGTCTGCGAAAACGTCCCGTTGATCGCAAGCGTTGCGAGGTTGAGCTGCCGATTCCCGATCGCCACTGCGGCGCCGGCCGCAACGCTTGTCGGCACCGCGAGCTGGATTAGTTGGCTCACCTGTCCCATAGTCGGATCTCCTAGGCCCCGAGGCCCAGCCGCTGTTCCGTCGGCGCGACACTGAATCGCCGCATGTAGTGGATTGTCGTCTGCGTCTGCTCGGGATCCGAGCCGTGACCGCGGTAGGTGCCGATGCTCTCCCTGTTCGGTGTGTCCCCCTGCGCCGGGTAGATGTTGCGGCCGTTCGCCCGGATCAGGAAATTCCCATTTAAGAACACCCGGCAGAACCCGTCGTCGCCGCGCGACCATCGGAAATGGAAGCGCAGGTTGTGCCAGCGACCGCGATCGATCACGACGTTGTCGAGGATCTGCCGCGTGTCGCCGATGCCCTCGAGGCCGTACGCCAGCTTGAAGCTTGAAAGCCCGCTTGCCAGTGACTGCTCGTACGACACGCTGCAGACGGGCTGGTTTCCCGGGGAAGCGCCGGTTTCCTCGAAGATCCGGTCGTGCCACTCAATGGGGATGTAGAAGAGCTCGTCGCCGTTCGGGATGTCTGTGTTGTAGTCGAAGTCCGTCGGGAAATAGAGGCCGATGGCGTACCAGAGCTCGCGATAGGCACGATGCTGGTCAACCGTCGGTGTCCACGCGAGCTGCGCGCGCTGCTTCCCGATCGACTTGTCGCCGGCGTTGACGTAGTCGCCGCCGTTGACCGTCACCCGCATGCAGTACTGCGAGGAGTCGAGCGGGTCGCCCACGTAGGCAAGGTTCGGAGACGTGTTCGGCGTCTGGACCGGCGGCACGTCGTACTTCCCGAGCCGCCACTCCTTCCACCCCGGAGAGGCCAGGCCCTTGAAGTCGTCGGCGAAGAGTGGCCCTACGTTTCGTCGTCGCAAGCGGCGCCTCATGATGACCGCCTCGGCCATCGGTACCTCAGTGACTCTCGACCTTGAAGCCGTGCGCCTGCATCGCCGCCACGAACTCCTGCGGCACCTCAACACGCCCGGCCGCGTCCACCGTGGCAGCGAACTGCTCGCCGTTCTCGAGCGTCACGGCCACGTTTCCGGTGCAGCCAAACGCCTGCATCGTGACGGTGGTTTTCTTCTCGGCCGCCTCGGCTTCGGTCTCGTCGATCTTGCCGTGCAGATTCTTCTTTGCAGCCATTTCTCACCTCTCAAAAGTGGGGGCCGACGAATGGGCGCCGGCCCCCGAGGGAGCGACTTCCTAGCCCTTGAAGATGTTGTAGATGATCCCGCACCCACCCGGGTACACCCCGCGCAGGACGCCGTAGCACCGCGTCTCGAACGGGTAGACAGGCCCGGTGGTCCGGGTGGACGAATAGTCCCACCGCTCCCAGTCGTAGCCCATCGCCATGTCGAAGGCGGCTTCCGCGTTGGCGTCGTTGTAGGGGATCGAGGTCGGCAGGAAGACGATCATCCCGCCGGGGATCCACGGCACCACTTCGATCGGACAGTCGATCCCGGACACCGCGTTGACGATGGTCCGGGCGCTCGTGCCGATGACGTACCCCGCCTTGTCCGACGGGTTGCTGCTGATGACCACCTGGGCCGAGTCCTGCGAGTAGCCGAGGCGCGTCAGCAACCGCTTGTCCTGACCACCGATCAGGAGGCGATACCCGCCGAGCTTCGCGCTGTCGTACATCTGCGCGAAGGCGTCCTGCACCTCGACGATCTCGCCGTTGGCGCCGGTGAGCTTGCCGTTGAGGTTCTTCACATACGCGCCGGAACCGGCCGCCACGAGCTGCGCGATGATCCCGTCGTAGGTGTTCGCGTCGGCCGAGGTGCCCGCCGGACCCGTGCCGATCTGGCCGGTGGTCACGAGCGTCTTCAGGGTCACGCTCGTCTGCGTGACGACCGCCTCCAACTTGAGGTTGGCAGCACCCGCCGCGATGCCGACGAACACGCCGTAGGCCGCCGCGCCGGGAATCGCCGCCCACGTGATCTTGAGTGCGTCGCCGCCGCCGGCCAGCGCCAGCGAGGTCTCCGCACCCACCACGGTCACGCCGTCGCCGGACGGATCGAGGTTCGCCTGCGCGACACCGTCCAGGAAGGCGTTCGTGCCGTCGTAGTCGGTCGGCCGCTGGATGATGACGCGGTTGGACGCCGGCAAGGTGAGCGCCGCGATGCGCACGGAGTAGGTCGCGGCCGCGAGCGAACCGAGGCCGTTCTGCTCCGAGAGCGTCGGGGCCGCCGGGGTCGCCAGCGCGGTGATGTTGCCGCCGAGGATGTACATCTCCTCGATCTTCATCGCCAGGAGCAGGGTGTTGGCCGTCTCCTTGTCGAGCGCCGGGTCGAACCCCTGCGACGCGGCGACCGCCTCGCGGTCGACCTGTCCGCCCAGCCCATGGACCTTGTAGCCGGCGGACTTCGAGACGACGGTGGTGGTGAAGGTCGGCGAGGCCGCACCCGTCGCCGACGAGAACTTCGGCATCGAGAGAGACGTAATCGCCTTCCACTGTGAAGCGGTCGCGCCATCACGCACGCGCCGCGGGATCGACTTCCTGAAATCGGCCATCAGCGGCACGAGCTGCTTGGCCGGGGCTTCGAGGTTGATGCCGGTCAGACCCGTCGAGATGTCGATCACCTTCCGCAACGCCGGGTCGCCGCTCGCGTCCCGGATCATCTTGAGGAGCACGCCGCGCGTCTCCTCGCTGAGCGCCTGCAACGACGCATGCTGAAGCATGGGCTTGAGCCCTCCGATTGCTTTCTGGAAGGCCCCCGCATGGGCATGACGCCAGGCTGATCAGGCCGGGCGGTTCACCATCTGTGAGTTCGCTATCCCCCCATCGCCATCTGAGCGAGCGCCAGGCGTACCTGCCGCTCCGCGTCCGCCGGCAACGCGCCGGAGGCCACGAGGGCGTCGACCGTCTTTGCCATCTGGTCGACGTTGACCTTGCCCGGCTCCGGATCGCCGGAACCGAGGACCTTCTGCGCCGGGCGTCCGATGGGCGCGGGGCGCTTCTCGATCGCGGCGAGCCGTCCTTCGATGCCGCCCACGCTCTTCGTGACCTTCTCGAGGTCCGCGGTCAGGCCCTCAGCCTTCAGCCCGCCCGCCTCCTGCAGGGTCACCAGCTTGGTCAGCAGGTCGCGCACCTCGCCGAGGGGTGCGGCGACAATCTTCGTGACGACCTCTTCGGTCGTCGGTCCCGACGTGGTCTCCAGCGTGGCGGCCGGCGGCTCGACAACGGGAGCGGGGGCGGCCTCGGCCACCTTCGCGGCCGGGGTGCCCTGCGCGCTCCCGGTCGCGGGGCTCGCGGTGACGGGGGTCCCGGCGCCGCCATCCGCAGCGACGATCGCCTCGTCTGCGACCGCACCCTCAGCGGATGCCTTCGCCTGGACGGTCGCGCGGATCGCGCACAGGATGCTGTCGAGCGTCCAGGTGTCCGGCTCCCCGGGCATCAGCGCCATCTCGGCCGCCAGCGCCTTCAGCGCGGTCAGGGCGTCGTTGCTCAGCGCGATGACGGCGGGGGCGTCCTTCGCGAGAGGCTCGGGGGCGGCGGGAACGGCCGCAGTCTTGAACGCCACCGTCTCCTCGACGCCCTCCGCCTTGACCATCGTGAACGTCGCCCCGGGGATGCAGGGGTTGTCGACGATGCTCACCTCCGACGGCTTCGCGGTGTAGCGCATGAGCCCGGTTGGCTCGTCCTTCCAGCGCTTCACGTAATCCCCGCCGATCGAGAAGCCGGTGTAGACGCCCTCCATGACCTTCGCCCACTCGCCGTCGTCGATGATCTTCGCCGCGACCGGGATGCCCTTCCCGACGTCGTCGAATCCCAGGGACGTGAGCTTCCCCGCGGCGACGGCGCCGTGCATGGCGCGCACGTTCCCCAGGCTCTTGCCGTCCGTCGCCTTCTCGAAATCGGCCGACCACGCCTCGAACAGCGGCTTGCTGGATTCGTAGTCGAAGATCTCCCCCGACTTGTCTGGCTCCTCGACGGCCGCGCAGCCGTAGACCATCCGCTGCACCGCGTCGACCTTCAGGATGGGGGCGAACAGGCTCAGGGTTTGCGCCAGCGCCTTCTTGCTCATCTCGGAATCTCCTTCATCGTCCGTGCGCCATCAGGCGACGGCCGGCTGTTGACTCACCTGGGGCGCCGGCCGCTTCTTGGCCTTCGCCGTCGCGGCGTTCGCATCCATCGGCAGCAGCTTCCGCAGCGAGGCGATCTCGTCTGCACCGACCCACCGGCTGCGGCATTTCTTCGTGTAGGGCACGGGCCGGAACCCGTCGAGCAGCAGCTTCAGCGCCGCGTTCTGGAGCTGGCACAACTGCACCAGGCTGCGCGTCTCGCGGTCGCGCTTCTCGATGCGCTGCCAGAGCGACCGGCGGGCGACCTTGGGCGGGCCGACCTTGAGGGCGCCCATCACTTCACCGACAGCGTCGAGGTGAACGTGATCGACGTTCCGCCCGTGAACGTCCACGCCAGCCGGTAGTGGCCGGCCGGGAGGTGCTTGTAGGTGGCCTCGTCGTCGCCGGTCGTCGTCCGGTTGGCCGTGCCGTTGATATTCCGCTTGTTGACGTTCGCCGTGAGGTCGCCCGCGGCCGCGTTCGTCGTGAGCTGCTGGTCGTAGGGCACGTCGAACCAGGTGGTGCCCCCGTCCGGCGAGTGCTGGAGCCAGTGGTTGAACAGGGGCGCGCCGCCGGAGATCGCGGTGACGTGGGTCGACACCACCCCCATCGTCGCGGTCTTGACCTGGCGCTTGGCGCTCTGCCCGGTCGCGGTCTGCGCTCCGGAGACTAGCTCGATGTTCTCGGCGCTCATTTCCGCTTCCCTTTCCGGTAATTGGCCACTGTCCCGAGTGGCGTCTTAGAGCTCCTGCCCTTGAGCCATTCCCGGTGCCTGCGCCGTTCCTCAGCTTTGATCTTTTGCAGCTCGAAATCGGTGAGGAATCCGATCACTTGCCTCGCCCGCGAGAACAGGGACCGAAGACGATCGGTCCATTCCTTGGATGGCTTGATTCGCTCTCGCGCCAGCGTCCTCTCGCAGTGCACTAGTTCAATCGCGAGCTCCGTCGCTAGATGTTCAAGCGCAGCGATCCTCTCCCGCCTGATGCTGGCGCCCAGCATGATTTCCTGGATGATCTCTCTGTCCACCTCGCTGAGATCCGGGAGCTTCGGCGTGGGCTTCTTCATGCCTCAGCTCCCGCGGCCGCGTCGACTTCCGCGGCGGCCTGCTGCTCAGTGAGGTAGACGACGGCCGCCCTTACACAATTCGGGTGTCCAATCGTCCGTTCCCGGTACTGCTCCAGCGTCCAGATCTGACCGTTCGCCTCGGCCTCCTCCTGGACGATCCCCTCTTCGCCGGTGGCCCCGGGCGCGCCGTTCATGTGCCCGCCCGGCAGACAGCCCGAGCCGTCGAGGACCTGCACCAGCTCGACCCCCGCGTCCGCAAACGCCTCCTGCGCGCCGAACCCGTAGGCCAGCGCCGTCTCCGTGCGTGCGACCGTCTCCGCCCGGGCGAACCCGAGCGAGTCCCGGATCTCGGCCGCGAGCCGCTGCGGCGACCAGCCCTGATCGATCGCCTGGGCGACCTTCGATCCGATGTCCGCCCGCATGGATTCCGCGATCGACCACTTCGGGTCGGGGTTCGCGACCAGCTCGCCGTCGACCCACTTCTTGCCGACGAGCTCCGCCGCCCGCTCCTGGGCGAACAGCAGGGTCTCGGGGTCGGGCGTGTCGAGGTCCAGGCCCGTCGAGGCGATGGCATCCAGCGCGCCGGCCTTGGCTGCGTAGGCGAGCTGGTCGCTGATGCCGGGGAACAGTTCGGTGAGGTCGATATCGCTGAGGTCGAGCGGAAGCGCGGCTTCCTTGGCGAGCTTCTGTGCTGGGGTGGTCGCTGCGGCGAGCACCGCCTGAGCGTTCGTGATGATCGCCGGCAGGTGTAGGCCGATCCATCCCGAGATCAGGTCACGGAGCGCCGCCTGCGCGTCGGCCTGGCCGGTCGGGGACGGGTCCCCCGCCTTCACCAGCGCGAACACGCTCGACACGTCCGCCGCGGTGTGCACCTTGGCGAGCCGTGATACCAGACGCCGCTGCACGAACTCGGAGACGCTCGACGTCACGAACGGCCGCACGGCCTTGCCCGCCGCCACGCACTTGAGCGCCACCTTGCGCCAGCGCGCCAGGTCCGCGGCAGGTCCAGCGATCGGGGTGACGGTCGAGGCGGCCACCTTCGCCGCCGGTTCCGTCGCGGCTGCGGGCTCGGCAGGGGCCTGCGTTTCCTTCGGCATCGGCGCGCCAGGCTCAGCGACGGCAGGCGCCGCCGGCTCCGCGTTCCGCCGCGCGACTAGGTCCTCCAGGAACACCACCCCGGAAGCCGTCGTCACCGCGGGGCCGAACTCGAGCGCCTTCCCGTCATCACCCTCGAGGGGGTCCTGCCCGATGGTGGTCCGCACCTCGTCACGCCCGAGAATCCCGGCGTTCACGTAGGCCACGTTCCGCTGGTAGACGAGCGTGCCGTCCTCGACCTCGTCATCCGCCCACACGAACTCGACCTGCGGGACCTTGAGCACCTGCGAGACGTAGCGGTTGATGATCCGCCCGACGAACCCCGCGAGCGGCCGCGCGCCGCTACTCGTCGCCGCCTGGTCCATAACTTCGGATGTGGATCGGTTGACCATCTGCACGAGCGGTGTCGGTGGAATGTTGAATGCATTCGCAACGACCCTCCACAGCCACTCGAGTTGGTCGTAGGTGACGCGGTGGTCCTTCGTCGCGTGGTAGCCCGAGCCCTCACCGCCAGGGATGAATCGCAGGTGCCCCGAGCGGGTGCGCCCGGCCATGACGTCGTCCCAGTAGATCTGCCAGTCCCGCACCTGCTGCTGGCTCCAGCTCGCCGGCAGGGTGTAGAGCGCGTCGGGGGTGTTCCCCTCGGTGTAGTAGGCCAGCTCGTGCGCCGTCGTGCGGATCGCGAGGTTGAGCGTGAGCAGCACGTCCTCGACCGGGGAGCGGCCATAGGGGGTGTTCGCGCACCGGTTGCGCGGCAGGTACCACAGCTCGCCGAGGGTGAAGCCCTTGTCTGGCATGCTGCCTTTGAACGTCTGATACGCATCGCTCGGCGGCAGCAACGGACGTCCCATATCGTCGATGATCGGCTTGACCGTCGCCCCGTCGATCTGCACCAGGCCCAGCGGGTCGCCTCCCACCGTCGGCTGCGGGTAGAGCGACAGCGCGTCGATGACGAGAATGTCCTCGAGGACGGACCCCAGCCAGTCATCGAATGCGAGCCCGGCGGTGGGGTCAGGGGTCTCGACCCAGGCGCGGATCGCGTCGACCTGCGGCTGCAGCGCCTCACTCTCGGTCGCGAACTCCTTGCGCACGGCGACGTCCCATTCCATCGCGCGGGCCTGACCCTTGACCTGGCTGATGGCAAGCCGGACTAAGTCGTAGCTACCGAGGAAGCGCAGCGTTTTGAAAATGTCCCCTTCGCCGGGGCGTGGCCCAGAGCTCAGGTTGTAGCCCTGGCGGATGTCCCACCCGCGCGGGGAGCCGGAGTCGTAGGTCGGGCCGAGCGGCGTCCCGACGTCGCGCAGCGAGCCGGCGCCAGGCGGGGTCAGCGACCGCGGCAGCGCGCGGCCGTCGGGCCCGTAGATCAGCGGCATGATCTCGGCGGTCGGCACCCGCTGCACGAGGTCAGGCATTCAGCCACCCGCGGCGCTCGCGCACCTGGTCGTCGAAGGGGGCGCCAGGCTGCTTCTCCTGAGCCTTCGCCGCGGCGGCTGCCTTCTCCTCCGACAGGCTGCGCAGGTAGTCGAGCATGCCGGCGTGCGGATTCGTGAGCGCCTGGTGACCGACCGCGGCCGCCATGACGCAGTCGTCGTGCATCCCGGACGGCGCGGTGTAGCGGTAGCCGTTGAGCGTCCGCTCGAATCGGAAGCTGCGCAGCTCGTCCTGCAGCGGTGGAATGGGGGCGAGCGTGACGCCGCTCTCCGGGTCGTGAAGCGCAGCCGCGAACGCCAGGATCGCCGGCCCCTTCGACTGCGCGGTCGTCACGAACTCACGCACCCCGACGCCGCGGTGATTTAGCGCGTCGTAGAGCGGCCGCCCCGGGCCATTGGTCTCGATCACGAGCGTCGCGCCGTGCCAGTGCTGCGACAGTCCCGCCAGCCGTGCCTCACTCGCGTGGTAGGGCAGGCCGCGCCAGCGGTCGAGAGCACAGAGCCGCGGGCCGCCGTCCGCGTCCCAGACGGCCGCCACCAGGTAATCGA